CGATCCGCGCCTTGCCAGCAGAGCCGCGACCGGCTTGCAGGAGGGCCGACCGAGCGACGGCGGTTTTTTGGTACAGACCGATTTTGCCAGCCGGATCCTTGAAAATGTGTGGACCAGCGGGCTGGTGACCAGCCGCGTCACCCGTTACACGCTGTCCGGCAACAGCAATGCGCTGAAGCTGAACGGCATGGACGAAACGTCGCGCGCCGACGGATCACGCGCCGGCGGGATTCGGGGCTACTGGGCCGGCGAGGCCGACGAAAAAACAGCCAGCAAGCCGAAATTCCGTCAGATTGAGCTGAAATTGAACAAGCTGATCGGCCTTTGTTATGCGACCGACGAACTGCTTGAGGACTCCAGCGCCCTGGAATCCGTGATCACCAACGGCTTTACCAAAGAGTTCGACTTTAAAATCACCGACGCGATCATCAACGGCACCGGTGCCGGTCAGCCGCTGGGGATCCTTAACAGCGGCTGTCTTGTGGGGATCAGTAAAGAAGCCGGCCAGGATGCGGACACGATCGTCTACGAGAACATCGTAAAGATGTGGGCCCGGCTGATGGCGCCCTCCATGCCAAATGCGGTGTGGCTGGTCAACCAGGACTGTTTGCCGCAGCTGCACACCATGAGCTTGTCCGTCGGCACCGGCGGGATCCCGGTTTATATGCCGGCCGGCGGCGCCAGCGCATCGCCCTATGGCACCCTTTACGGCCGACCGGTTTTGCCGATCGAGCAGTGCCAGACCCTCGGGGACCAGGGCGACATCATCCTCGGCGACCTGGGCCATTACCTGATGATCGACAAGGGGGGCCTGAAGCGGGACGTCAGCATTCATGTGCGGTTTGTCTACGACGAATCCTGCTTCCGCTTTGTCCTTCGCACCGACGGACAACCGGAGCTGGCCAGTGCGATCACACCGTTTAACGGAACGGACACACTGAGCCATTTCGTTACGATCGAGGATCGCGACTAAAAACCTTTAACCACTTACCGGTAAAGGAGATTTTAAAATGTTTCTCGCCGAACAAGCAAAACTGGTCCCCGTGATGCGGCCGATCGACAAAACCGGTGCCGCGTTCACCACCGAATGGATCAGCATGAAAAATTATAAGCACGCCGACTTTATTATTAACCTCGGCGTTATGACATCAACATCAAATCAGGCGGTCACTCTGAAGGTGGCCGACGATGCCAGCGGGACGCACTCAACCGTCATAACGAGTGCGAGCTCTGCGGCGGATTTGACCCTTGATGAGTACTACAAGACATCGAGCGGCGACACGCTGGCTAAGGCGTCGGTTTCCAGCTCGACGTTCAACCTCACCGAGAGCTCGGATGGCAAGTACGTCATTGTTCACGTGGATGCCGAAAAGATGGGCACGTTTCAGAGCACGTCGGTGACGTACAACGCCGACTATGTGGCCATCAGCGTCGCGACGCCGGGAACGCATGCATGCCTGGCCGCGGTTGATTGCCTGCTGACCGGGCCGCGCTACGCGTCCGATAGCAACCCGACGGCGATCACCTAAACCCCGCAACCCGGCGCCCGGTTTTTTTCTGCCCCTTTCCGGGCGCCGGTTTTCAAAGGAGCAAAGGAGATGGAGCATGGATGTAAAAGCGAGCCCATATGATTTGTTAGCCGGCAGCGACGTTATTGACCTGCTGCATGAGCTGTTTGACAAGTACAACTACAAACTGCGCGACGAAGATGGAAAAATCACCGGCAAGCTATCGCAGGCGATCGACACGCCGTGGATTCACATCAAGCCGGCGATACGGTCCGACGGCAAGCCGTATGATTGCTACAAATGGCACAAGATCATGTTCAACCAGATCAGCCAGAAGAGCAAAAAGCCATGGGTGCCGTCGGAGTGTCACCAATGCTGGAAGGTCGTTGTCCGGCCGCAGACGCTTGAGCAGCTATTTGGCGTTGAGCAGATGATGTATGCGCTCGACCGGCCGAGCAAGTGCGGGCTGGAGCTGCGCGATCGCGTGTTCGGCCATTACGGCGGATACTGGTACAACGAGAGCATCGACGAAGGGCGCTTTTGCTACCAGCTCGTTTTTGATGCGATCAAAGAAAGCGATCTGCTGGCGCCAATCTTGGACGAAGTCGACGAAAACGGCCGGACCAAATGGCTGCTTTTAAAACGCGGCTGCACGGAGTTCGAACACGCATGCGGCGATTCTCTGCATTGGAAGATCTCGCCGGAACAGAAGCACATCGAAGCGCTGGTAAATCATTATGTCGTCGGTGACGACCAGTACCGGCAGCAGCCGGAGCACCTTAAAAGGCACGTGCACAAGCGGTGGATCGAATACGCTTTCGAGAACGCGGACCCGACGGTTTTTAAGTTCACCGACGGCAAGCCGCTTTATCCGGCATACCGCACGTATCACCAGCCGGAAAAAATGCCGCCGGAAACGCCGGAACCGGGAGAGGATTAAAAATGGTTTTTATAAAATTTGTCCACAAATTCGACAACTACAACCCCGGCGACGTGGCGCACATTGAACGAACGCTTGCGCTACGGTTGATCGGGCTGGGGATAGCGGCCCGCGGAAAGTCGGACAGCGCCGCCGTCCCGGTCGAGCCGGTTAAAGAGCCAATCGTTGCGGAGCCGCCCGATGAAGGCGACCCGAAACCGGAAAAACCGAAGCCGACCAAAAAAAGGCCCTTTCGACGCGCAAAGAAAATCGAAAAGGCCATTGAGGTCGAAAAACAATAACACCCAAAAAAAGGAAGGCTGACAAATGGCCAACTATGCACCGAGCACAAGAGCAAGAATCGCAGACCTGATCACAGGCATGCACGTCAAAACAACGGATGGTGTGCTGGCAGCAGCCAACTTCACCATAGCGGCGCAGACCGAGCTTTTTAACGTCGTAGGCCGGATTGCCGTCAAACAGTTGTTTGTCGAGCTGACCGCCGCGGCTGACGCAAACGCAACGCAAGTTCTTTTTAACTGCACTTTCACAACTCCGACCATAGCGGCGAACGCGATGTGCGGCAAGTGTGCCAGCATAGCCAGTTTAGGCGCGCATGGGCGCATTGTGCTGGTCGGCGGCGCGGTGGCAACGGCGGCGATCATTACCGACAGCGCCGGTCTGACGGATGTCGAAACGGCCGGCAAGATCCATATCCTGGGCGGTGAAACCACGGCCGGCGCCAACACCGTCGGTACGATCGGCATGCTTGCATCAGACGCGACGCAGGCCGCATCGATCAAGGCCACTGGCCACCTGTTTTACTATCCGATGAGCGCCGGCGCATACGCCGAGGCGAGAGTGTAAGTTTGAGGTAAACTATGCGAACCGAGCTCATAACGCCGCCGGTTTACAACGCCGTGTCCTTGGATGAGGCAAAGGATTATTTACGCATCACACATAGTGATGAAGATCCGAGCATACAGGCGTTTTGCATGGCGGCGCAGGCGGCAGTTGAGCATTGGGCCAGGCGCAAATTGATCACGCAAACGTGGAATGTGTATCTTTTGGACTGGCCGAAACGGGATTGTATTACGCTTCCGTTTGGCCAGCTCCAAAGCGTGACGCATGTGAAGTACACCGACACCGACGGAACGCAAAGCACTTTTTCAAGCGACGACTACACGGTTGAGACGACAACGGACCCGGGCCGCATTGTGCTCAATTACAACGAGACATGGCCGACGGCGACGCTGGCAACCAGCAATCCGATCGAAATCCAGTTTGTTTGTGGTTATGGCGCCCACACGCCGCAGGCGGTCACCGGCGCGACAAATGCAGCGCCGATCGTGTTGACGATCGTCGGCCACGGCTACACATCAAACGATGTTGTTTATGTGTACGATGTCGGCGGGAACACGGCGGCTGATGGCTTGTGGCGGATCACAAAAGTCACCGACGACACATTCAGCTTACAGGGGTCGACGGGGTCCGCTGCTTACACATCCGGCGGATATGCTATCAGGCACGATGTTCCAGAGGCGGTCATGACGGCCATAAAGGTGCGCGTTGCCGATATGTATGAAAACCGGGAAAGCATGGTTGTCGGGCAGGGATACACGCTGACGAAAACCAATCTGTTTGAAACCCTGCTGTGGCCATACCGGCTGTGGTGTTGCTGATGCGTGGCGGAACGTTGAGAAATAAGGTCACAATCCAGCGACGGACGCAGACGCGGGACAGCATGGGCGGTTTCGTCGATGAGTGGCAAGATTACACGACTGCTTATGCGCAGATCAATCGCCTGAAGGCCCGGGAAGAAATTGAGGACAAGCGGATCCAACTGAAAGCGCCGCATGTGATTTGGATCCGATACCAGGCAGGAATTACGCCGGACATGCGGATCACGTGGGATGACAGGACATTCGATATTGTGAGCATTCGGAATCCAGAAGAGCGCGGGCGGACGCTTGAAATTATGGCCGACGAGGTGGTGCAATGAAGAGCGGAGTCCGCGTTGATTTAGATATCCCGCATTTAACCAAAGAGGTTAAAGAGGCATGCGATAAAGCCGCCGAGCGGGGCGCAAAGCGGGTTTTACGGGACGCGAAAAGCTATTTGATGAGCCATGCAAAACATCCGACCGGAAAGCTGGCCGGCGAGATCAAGCTCGAATCGTCGAAATATAAGGGTGGTGGATATGCGGTGGAGGCGCAGGGTCCGGGAAACTACACGCGGTTTTACGCAACGTTTGTCGAGCTTGGCAGTATTCGCAATCCACAACCAATACCGTATTTGCGCAACTCGTTAAAAGCCAATCGCAAATACATAAATAAGCAGTTCGAGGGCGTGCTCGATTGAAAGCGATTTACGACGCCATTTATGCCAAGTTCGCACCCAGCGGAACAAAGCCGAGTGTTTACAGCGACCTCGGCGGGCGGATGTATCCGCACGAGGCGCCCCAGGGAGTGACGTTTCCGTATGGCGTTTATATGCTGATCGGAGACAGCCCGGATTATTATTTCGACGATGAGCAGCTTGAAGATTTGACGGTCCAGTTCATGCTTTTCGACAAACCGGGCAATTCAAGCAGCGTTAATTTGATGACTTATTATGGGCACCTGGACGCGCTTTACAATAAATGCAGCCTCACGGTGGTCGGCTACACGCACTTGGAGATGGTGCGTGAATGGGGGTATCCACTGCGCGATCTGGAAAACAACATCTGGCAATATGTCGTTCAATACGGAGTTTTATTGGAGCTATGATTAAACTCGGATTGTGTTATCCGCTGACGGATGTTTGGAACTACACGCATTTCACGTTCAGCAACCTGAACGTTGTATTGAATGCGCAAAAACATTTTTACGACAAGGGCATCGCGCACGAAATTCATGTTTTGATGCCGAATTATCCGCGGTCAATCGACAAAGTAAGAAACGATCTGGTCAAACAGGCTTTGAGCGCCGGGTGTACGCATCTGCTGTTTATGGACACCGACCAAATATATACAGACGCGGATGTCGTGGCGCGGCTTTTGGAGCACGACAAGGATTGCGTTGGGTGTGTTGTGCATCGTCGGTATCCGCCGTTCGATCCGTGTGTGTTCGCCGGCCGCATCGGCAAACTGATGATGGTTGGCGATGACAAGCTGTGGGGCGTGCCGCTGCAGCGTGTTTTTGCTATCGGGTTTGGTTGCGTAATGATCAAGGCAGAGGTTTTTGCGGTCATGCCGGAGCCGTGGTTCAAGATTTACGAAAAGGATGAGGGCGGCGCTGTCGGTGAGGACATCGATTTTTGCAGCAAGCTGCACGAGTATGGTTTTGATGTGTGGGTTGACAGCACAGTAAACATTAAGCATTTGAGCACTGTTGCAATCGATAAGGGCTATTATCGGTTGTGGCAGAAGATTTTACCAAAAACAAACGGAGCAA